AATTTTTAATAGGTCCATTAAAAGTTTTGCCAAGGATAATAAGACCTGGAATAAAAAAAAATAAAAAGAAGAAAGAGCCTAGAGTTAACTAGGCGTGATTAATAAAGTTTTTAAGAAAGATATACAAGAGAATAACTAAGCATATCCAAACAATTAAAGTAGTCATTCTTTCTCCTTAATATCAAGAGCTTTATATTCTGCTAGTAGCTCATCATTTGTGAGATCCATTTGAAAATAAAGTCTCTCAATTTCTGCACGTTTAGCGGCCTTTAATTCCGCTTCGTGATTGCTTTTGTTGTTAGTCATAATTTATAAAAGACATAAGTACAATAGTCTCCAGCATCTAAGCCAGGATAATAAGGATATTCAAAGTGAATATCTTCTTTAACGTCAGCGTTATGCTCACGTTTAACACCTATCAAGTCTAAAGTTTCTTTAATAAGTTGCTCTTCGCCATCTTCTAAAGAGTCTTTAACATTATTAGCTATGTAAGACGCCCAATAAATAGGCAGTCTTACATTAACTAAGTCAGGGTTTTTAATAGTCATAATTAACCTTTAGATAATTGAATAAAACCATCAGGAACACCCCCAGCTTCAGCAACTGGGCGATCTATTTCTGGGATATAAATCCCTAAACCTGGATCTTCCCTTCTAATAAACAATCTTTTTTTGAGAGATTTTCTACGACTTACAAAAGCCTTACATCTTTCAAATAGATGTTCGGGTATGTCAATAGCTTTTGATGTGTCGTTTTTAAGTTGATACAGCATAACAACTCTAGAGCCACACCAATCAACACCCCTAATTTCATATTCACTAGCTAGACGATTACTAAAATCTTCTACTAGATCCTCAAGATCTCTTGAACATACGATACACTGCGGAAAATTCCACTTAGTTTCTTTTTGATTGTTAGTCATTTTGTAACCCTCCTATAAAAAGGGTTGTATCTTTTTTGATTAAGTTCTAAATAACGTGAAGTTATTTTGTTGACTTCATCAATAGAACCATTAAGAATAATTTTTCCTAGTGTTCCATATTCTTTTTTTTCAAGCTTTGTAAGCATGATTAATAATTAGTAACTGGGCGGTTAAGGTTCACTTATTAAGAGAACCCTTTAAAACCTCCGCAGAGGCTTTAAGGGATTGTCTAGGTTATTCCCCAAAGTAGAAACAACTACAGAACCATTTAAGAGCCTCTATGTCATCCGTTATGTTGACGTTTAACCCTGCGTAGTGTGGATTAAGTTGTAAACTCTCCCAAGATGTCCCCCAGTCTTGATATTGAATTTCAATATCTGTAGGCTGGCTGTATTGGTCTAAATTGCCTATAACCCTACACGCAGGTCCACCCCAAGAAAGTAATATTTTAAATTCTTCAGGTTTTAAATCTGCTATAGATTCAGGCGATGAATACCAACCACTTCTAAATTCAACAGATAAAGCACTATTTAAAACGCTTTCTCTTATCTCATCTTGAGCCTCGTAGTCATCATTACTCTCAGCTTCCTTATAGTTTCTATAATCTTCTTTAATAGATTCAAGCTGATTCATGCAATTAGTTAGAGCATGGTTTTCTTTTGTTGCAGTCATTTAATTAATAAGATTCTGGGATTAGTACTATAAAAATAATTTCTAGTACTGATTGAATTATTACTATAGGTTGGTTATCGATAAAATAAAAACAGATAAATCTTTACACTTTGTAACAATAGACCCTATATATCCCCCCTTTGTGTCCAATTTTTGTCCTTTTCCTGTCCAAATCAAGAGTTTAAACCCTAGAACCTAGTCATAGCTTTACTAGCAGTGCTGTCTCTATGACAGTACTACTAATAAATAGAATCAAAATATACCTATATTTTCAGTAAATTCTAGACCCAATAAGGGGAAAAATAAACTTATATATATGCGTAAACCTTTCAAATTTTTGTGTCAAAAATATTTTGTATAGACCCTTATAGAACCACCCAGAAGGAAACTACAAGGGTCTTTTTAGGATCTATAGAAGAGAGAACCTATAAAATAATTATAATGATGATGTTGATGAAGTCAAATCTATAGTGGATCTATGCGACCCCCCCTATAGTCCCCCCCATGGTCTATCTACAAGTGTCTGTTAATAAGATTTATTTATAAAACCATCGGTATGGGTATTAGAATTTCTTATCTGATCAGGAGACATACCCATAGCTGTTTGAGAGATAGTGTTATTCATAAGGGAACCCCAGTTATCTAGGTGTATTCTTAATAATTCATCCTTACGAGATCTTATATTACGGTCTTCATCTTGAGCCATATACTCTGTCCAATAGGCTACAGCACCAGATAGAGCGTCTAAGATGTCATCATGTACTAAAGAACCCCTATGTCTAGTGATTCTGGACATTTGATAGAAGAGTTGAAGTTTTAGTTTACGTTCTGGAGCTTCTGTCGAGTTAGATCTATAGTCTTTTTCTACTACTTTACGGTCAATTATGAGTCTATGAGAGTTCATTACAGGTTCTAAGGTATCTATTATGCGTAGTTCTTTGGTTTTATTATTTCTAACGTCTTTTACTTCGCATGGATGATACCTCATTAGGAAAGGTTTCATTAGTTCAGCAAACATACCGCCACCCATATTTGATTCTACGAGGATTGTATTGACTTTATTTGTCTTAGCTATCTTAGATAGGGTAGTTAATACTGCGTCACTGTAACCACCGTTAAGACCCCCTGCATCAGGAACGTATAAGTTACCATTAAGCATCTTCACAACAGCGTAACCAGTGGCATCTCGACCCTTTCCAGAGGGGTCTACGAACATTACAGAGCCTGTATATTCAATCCAATCACCAAATTGTTGTGCAGGTCGATAGAAATGATCACCATTAAATCCTACACAAGGTAATTCTTTAATTACATACTCAGGAGAAGAAGACCATATGACTTTTTCTGGTGCATGGTCAGGATTTACTGAAGATATTATTAGGTCTGATAGTTTGAGAGGGTATCTATCCTGGTCTGATAGAGATGTATCAAGCATAAATTGTAGAGAGAACCCAGAACGTCCGTAGGAGGCCTCACGTTCCATCAGATCTATTGAAGAAAACCTATCAGGGTCAACAGGATCTTTAGGCTTTACAAGCTCTTCTGCAAGCTTCTGAGCTAACTTGGGAGCTAATCTATCACCATAGTTGTTTTTAAGCTCTGGATAACGTGCTGTCCATATACGGGTTGTATATCCTCTTTCTTCAAGTGTCAGATATAAAGATTGTTCTGTTTGTGGAGTACCGAGAAAGGTTATTTTACCGTTAGGTTTTAGTATTGCATCAAATTCTTTTACAGCTTCCGATAGTTTATCTCTCATCGGTTGAGTAAAGCTGTTGTTCGGTACTTCCACATCATCAGCTATAACTTCATCTGCTCTACTACCAGCCATCTGTCCTAGAACCCCTTGAGACTTTACTGAAGGGGCATGGTCAGCAGATGCAGGCCCAACATCAAAACTAATTTTTGAGTTCCTCTGAGTGTCTTCTGGCCGCAACGGAGCTAATATTGGCATCTCGTTTATAAGACGCATGGTGAAAGTAGAGAAATTATCTGCTCTATCCTTACTGGCAGAGACAACAAGAAACTTCAGTTGTGGATTCATACGCAGTTTCCACACAACATAGGTACTTGTTATCCAACTTTTACCTACGCCTCTAAAGGCCTGTATGATCTTTCTACGGGGTCCATGTTGTAAATACTCAGCAATGTCTAATTGAACTGGTGTAGGGTCAGGAAGGTTAAGATGACGCCACGTTATGATTAGAAAGTATCTAAAGTCTTGTAGTTTCTCAGGAAGCGGTTGCATTGGTTGGATAATAAACTTCTACATAACTTTTACATTTTGGACAAGATAGATTTGTGATCATGGAATATTTTATGTCATCTTCTGTATCATGGTCGCCACCCCAAATTAATTCAGTTTGGCAATGCCAACAGTTCATAATGTACTTAACGATTTCTTGTTGAACAAAATTCTGTTGCTTTTACTCTTTCACATTCAAACACATATCTCCAAATAGGTTTGATTTTTACAACATCAATTAATTTAGGTAAGTACCAATACTTTAAACCATAATCAGTAACTGCACCAACAACATCACCAGTACTAGGTCTTGCTGATCTCCAAAAATTTATAAAATGTTGTTCAACTATTCCATTAATACATTGAACACCCATTACAGGAAAAGTAAGTATTAATAAACTTGTTGGCTTCATAACGTGCCATATATTGTCCATAAATTGACTTGGGTAGCCATAAGAATCAATGTCAATAACATCAAAGGTTTTCTTTTTGTTTATCAACTCAAATAAATGCTGAAAACTATCGCCTGTAGTTTCTTTAGTGCATTTGTATAAATTACCTTTTTGTTCATAAATTTTAGATAAATTACCTTGACCTGCAAACAACTCAAGAATATCTCCAAAAATATATTTATCTAATTTTTCTAATTGTTGTATTTTTTCTTGTGGGTGGTGATGGCTATCTAAATAATTATTTTGTTTTAATCTTAAACGATCATGTTTTTTAGCGTTTTTTGTTTTTTCACTAATATTGAAAAGATTTGTTTGATAATCCATAAAACATATTGTTATCTTTCTAGAGCAGGTATCACATCAAGGTCTGGAAGGCTTGACATAAGATCTTCTATAGGATTTTTCTCTGTTGGTATGCACTCTATGCCATTATCTTTCAATAGTTGTCTAGCTACGTTAAGATCACCTGCCTTTGCCTCTCCACTCTTCACCTTATCTAACAGATTTTCAATAAGAACTGTATGCAGATTTTGTAATAATTCTAATTTTTTGTCGTTACCCATAATTAGAACATTTTAAGATACTATCCCTAGCATACCTTTAATTCTAGCAAATATCGTAGTCTTCTTTACTTTCTTTTTGTTTTCTTTCAAATTATTTTTGTAATGATGAAGAGCCATCTCAGTTCTTAATAACTTAATTTCTGTGTCAGTAATACGTTGCATAGCTGCCATAATAAGTAAATCTTGCATTTTGTTTTCTTTTACCAAAGCAAAAGAATATGCTTTCATAATACTTTCTGGTAGCTCTTCCACCTCTCTACATTTCATTTCTATTTCTAGTTCAACTTCGAGAGGTGGTTTACCAACAAGTATTTTAAAGAAATCTTGATTGTTCATATCAATTTAGTTTTGGGAATAGTTGTTGCTCCAACATATCAACGGCCTTGTCATCAAGAGTATTTGAAGTTTGCTTACAAATTGCACGAAGAAGATCGACTACTAATCTCTTTACAGCAGTTGTGGTAAAGAACTTTAGTAGTATGGGTTTTAAGATTTTTAGCATAATTACTATTGTGTTACTTTCCAAACATACCAATATTTGCTAAGTTTGCCATATAGCTGCCTAAATAAGCAGTGGTCAACAGCTTACTCCTCACACACTAGGCAGTTTTTTTAATATGGAAGATCAAGAACCAAGCAAAGTTGAAACCATTGTAAAAGTTTGTGTGCTTTTGTGGTCCGCAACGCTATTATCTCTTTCATATTACGAACCGCCATCTGGTAAAAAAATAGTAGATTTTGATCCGACATTTATTGCAAGTATTTTTTCAGCGAGTACTGCGTCACTAGGGTTTCAAATAAAGAAGAAAAAAGATACTATAGTAGATAATAAGAACTCTAAAGTAGGTATCAAATGAAAAAGCTACTCTTACTAGGTTTATTTATAGCTGCACCTTGTTACGCAAACGGAGTGCCAACGTGGAGTACTGGCTCTAGCAACCGCACAGAGAATACTACTCAGACTATAACTCGCAGCATAGTTACTCAGAAATATGGGTCTGCTTTAAACACTTGGGAAGGCTCTAATATTCAAGTTACTAGTGCTTCTAGTGGTGGTATTACTGATTCAGATGCAGTATTTACACCTTATACAACCTCTGCTGATTGGTCATTAAATGTGACTACCAGAGCAGCAGGGGCTAAAATAGAAGAAATTACACAGAATGATACGATTACGACTACTAGCGTTATCACTTCTTTGTCTGTCTTTAGTCAGTAATAAAGCTAGAGCCGAAGGCGATACCAATGTCCAGGCTCAACCTAATGCGGTTGGTAATTCCAGTATTATCAACCAGAATATGAATGTTAATAATGGAATGACAGGTAAGCTACAGTTTGGAAACTTAGTTTGTAGTCAACCTACTATGGCTGTAACTCCTTTCTATACAGGTAATGATGCACAGGGAGAAGAGACATATAGCATTAATGAAGGTTGGGGAATACAAATGAGTTTTATGATACCGCTAGGAACTAATAATGAAACGTGTTCTGAACTAGCAAAAGTAAAGCTAGACCTAGCCAAAGAAGAACTAGACAAGCAAGTGCATGATAAGCAGCTAGTTCGTATCTTG